TCTTACAATGCATCAGATTCTGATTTGTCAACATTCTGGTGCCAACATGGCAAAGCGCTCAACAATCGGCAGTTTATTAAGTTCCAGAACGATTTTTCACAGTTTGACGCCTCAAATGAAGAACGGGGCATTAAGGCTGTATCTTTGATGTATCGCGTGTGCGGCATCTCACCAGGCGCCGCCAGCCTTATGCTGGCCATGGGCGCTCGTTGGAAGATGGTGCTAGTTCATTCCCCTTTCGGAGCAACCAGTTTGCCACCAATACGCTCCATACTTGAGGGCGAGTGGCAGCAGCACTCTGGCATGATACACACGCTGGGGCGCAACACGACGTATAATATGGCAGCTATGGGCTGTTGCTTTGTGATTCGAGACTTAGTCGCTGCCGGTTTTAAAGGCGACGATTCACTCATCATATGCGGCGCCATTGAGATCAGAATGGATTCTGGCATGAGCATGATAGAACGTCTAAAATACAGTTTTAAGATGGTCCAATCTGACATACCGGAATATATAGCCAACATCGTTGCCCCCTGGGGCTTTATACCAGATTTAATCCGCCGAGTGTCACGCGTTCTCAGCCGGTTATACAAGAAGCGTGAGGATTGGGATGAAATCAAGCTGTCAACTGCCGACTCTCTAATGGTCATTAACGAGAGCAATCTCGGCATAAGCATGATGTATTTGAGTAAATTTTACCAGAACAATGGTATGGTTATAACTGAGGAGGAGCTCACTGCTATATACTTTTTCCTTATTAATCTCGTAAAGTCCGACACTAGTGTGTTGGGTAATAGTAAGGATTTCCAATTTTTGGAAAGATTTAGTAATATGGCAAATTAATTCTCATAAAACACCTTAACTATACTAGGAATCTCACGAAATAATATCTCGATCTCAATCAAATCATTCAATCAATTTTAGTCCAAGCTACTTCTGTATCGTTACTGAAATAGCCATGAAAATAAAATGCGCCACGTGTGGAAAAGAGTTCAATGTAAGCAAGAAGGCAACCCACTGCAAGGCTTGCCGCACCAAACATTGGGCCAGCAAGAATCCCGACAAGGCGCCAGCCAAGGGCAAACCAAAGAAGAAGCGCCCTCAGAAACCCAGACCAGCCAGGCCTATTGTGGAACAGGCGTTGGCTGTTGTAGAGCCAGCATCGCAGATGCAGAAAAGCTTATCCAGGGCAGCATCAATGGGGCAACGCAGCTCATTGCTAACTGTCGCGAAATCATCAGGACGCTCCTCCCGATCCTCGAGCAATATCAAGGCGATCAATCTTTTGACGTCATTTCTCTTGAAGCCGGATGCAGCGCAAGCACGCCCAATTAAGTTCTACGTGGATGAATCGTCCATCCCTAAGAAAGGCATGACTTTCACGTCTACCTTCTGCGTCAGATCAAACAACATGGCTAGCGACTTTAAGGTCATGTGGCTACCATCCCCTATTGTTGTTGCACAAATTTACAGCCCGACGGAAGACGATTTGACCATCACCGGGGCTCGTTACATCTCAATTCCAGCCGAAAAGGGGGGCACTATGTACTACGTAGTTGGCAATAAGGTGGGCTTCGTCGGAGTCGTCGACGAGCAGTTCATCTTTACGCCACGTGAGGATTTCGCCAAATATCGTGTTATGGCATTAGCCGGGCAGGCCAAATGGTTTGGCAAGGCCATTAACATGAACGGCACCATTTATGGTTCCCGCATCACCAACAAGGACGACCTCGTCGATTTCGATCTCCTCTCAAAACCAGATTCAGTCATCACCAATATGGACGGCACAGTCATTGTCATCGGACAGAACATCGAACCGGTTTATAAGTTCGACTACGTTGACGACAACGACGATGAAGACCCAGACCCTGTAACTGAAGCACGCATCACCGAAGAGATTAATATCTCCTTCGCGGGCTCATCAGCAGGCGCATTATCGCACCCCGTTTACACCGAACGTACGGACCGTCCAACCACAACGGGTGACATCAACAAAGCCTCCTTCATCAAACACATGGCCGACAACATCCTCGCAAGAGGCGACTCCGAAGCACTTAACGGCTTAGGTGCAGCACTTATCAGGAAGTATGGTAGTGCATTTTTCACAGTCGGTGATGATGGCAGGTACAAACTTAATCAGGATTGCGACGTCCAATTCTCCGTCGTCAAAGTAGTACAGGACGACAATCGTTTCGAGACTTTCGACAATGTTCAAGTCGCGGATTCATTCAACCCCGATGAGTTACCGCCCAGCACATTTTTCGCAGGGCTGGTGTCCAATCTGCTCGTTCATGCTGTTCGCGATAGGTTATTTGACCGTTTGCCGACATTCCCAATTAAAACGCAGGTTTACACCTCATGTAGCTTCTTATTACGCATCGTTCTGAAGGGCACCCAGATCACCGGTCGTCACAGATCAATGGCCAAAATCCCAACCAGCATCATTCCCGACATTGTCGAGGGGCATGACCAGCTTACCCACATGGGCCACAACATTCGTTGCCCAGTGGTTCAATTCCAAGCCGAGCAGCCTTTCCTTCAATTCCAGCATGTTGTGTTTGAGGAATTGGTCATCGAAGATGACTCCATTCTTACCCTCGATGCCATAGCCACCAACGATGAATCCAACCAAGCACTATCCGTCTCCTTACCACAGTTCCGCACCCTTTCAAAAGCCCTTGCATCTATGCCACCATTGCTAATGTGCGAGAAGGACATGTTAGGTCAAGTTGCGCAGCAGGAGATGGCCAACAGAGGCATTCTTACGACCATTGCCGGCCTGCTAGGACCAATCGCAGGCGCCATCTTTCCACCAGTAGCAGCACTACTTCCGACGATCAATCAGATCGCCGGTGCTGTCGATGGCATGTTGGGATAGTTCGTGACACTATAATCACGTACCGACTATGCACTGATCCGTCGGTAATTCACATATCAGCATATAACGTTTACAACGTCGCTTCGG